CGGCAGGAAACCCGCTGGGGCGATGAGGAGCCTACCGAGGTCATGGGCATCCGCTTCAGCCTGAACTGATGAGGTGCCGGGATGAACATTGCCGACAAGATGGAACGCGAGTCCAGACTGATGGGTCGGATCGCCGACTGGATAGAGGCGCACGGCACGGTTCTTTCTGACCGACAGCGGAGTAACGCTTACACCGGGGCCCGCATTCGGGAGATCGCATGGTGCGGCAACACCTACCGCATTGTGGATGTGGACGGGATGACCTGCCAGATCGAGCGGCTGTAAACAAAACCGCCGCCGTACCACGGAGCCTACGGGCTCTGTTGGTCGTTCATAATGTACACAAGAGAGACTCTATCATTTTTGTGTAGATTATGCCCGACCAGCAGGCAGAATTATCTTGCTTTATCTCCGATTCAGAGCGAATATGTCACTACCCCAAGGGGAAAACGACAAGCGGAGGTACACGAGCATGACAATCACCGAGGCAATGAGAACCTACAGGCTGCCGAATCCCACAACTCCGGAAGACCTCGAATGCAGCTGGAACAAGGTTCTGAACTTTGGCGACAAGGTGATCCTCGCCGGACATTACTACAGCGGGATGAACAGGCCCTGCTACTACGGCGCGGTTTACGAGTTTCTCACCGACGATCACACCTGCGAAGGGACCATTGGGCTCGCCGCCGCAAGCGAGGTCGAGTTTGAAGATGACGGCCATGCGATTGCCTGGGCGATGGCGCAGTAAGGAGGAACGGGCATGAACGCGATTGAAGAACGGGTTTACACCCTTGCGGACGACACGATCAGCCTTGCGTCGGATTTGTACAACAGCCTTACGGCAATACGCTACGACCCGACCGGGGCTGCGCCGGATGACTTGGAGCTTATGAAGGAGATTCGCGGCCTGCTCAATCAGGCAGTAGAACGGGCGAAGATGATTCAGTCGAGTATCGGCTCTTGATCAAAAACCGAATAATCGAAGGACACGGAGCCGAAAGGCTCTGTTCCTCGTATACGACCGCGTCGGTAATGAACGCGGTCATCTTTATGCCCGGAGGTGATGCGAATGCCTGTGCGAAAGCTGAAGAAATACAAGCCGACACGATTCAAAGCGAAGGACAGCCACTATGACAAAGAAGCTGCCGACTACGCTGTTATGTTCATCGAATCGCTCTGTCATACGAAGGGCACCTGGGCAGGAAAGCGCTTTGAACTGATCGACTGGCAGGAGCAGATCGTCCGGGATATCTTCGGCATTCTGAAGCCCAACGGCTACAGGCAATTTAATACAGCATACATCGAAATTCCAAAAAAGCAAGGCAAAAGTGAGCTTGCCGCCGCTGTCGCCCTACTTCTTTTATGCGGTGACGGTGAAGAGCGTGCAGAGGTGTACGGTTGCGCCGCTGACCGCAATCAGGCGAAGATCGTCTTTGATGTGGCTGTGGATATGGTGCGTTTCTCACCGGCGCTCTCCAAGCGTGTGAAGATTCTGGAATCGCAGAAGAAGATCACCTATCTTCCTACCAACAGTTCCTACCAGGTGCTTTCCGCTGACGTGGCGAACAAGCATGGCTTCAACACTCACGGCGTCATTTTTGACGAGCTGCATACGCAGCCCAACCGGAAGCTCTTTGACGTCATGCTCCAGGGATCCGGCGACGCGCGCATGCAGCCGTTGTATTTTCTGATCACCACTGCCGGGAACGATACAAATTCCATCTGCTACGAGGTGCACCAGAAGGCGCTGGACATCCAGGCAGGGCGCAAGATTGACCCCACATTCTATTCTGTCATCTACGGTGCCGCCGAGGATGAGGACTGGACAGACCCCAGGGTATGGAAGAAAGCCAATCCGTCTCTGGGCATCACGGTTGGCATCGACAAGGTAAAGGCCGCCTGTGAATCGGCGAAGCAGAACCCTGGAGAGGAGAATGCCTTCCGGCAGCTTAGACTGAACCAATGGGTCAAGCAGGCAGTGCGCTGGATGCCGATGGAGAAATGGGACGCCTGCGCGTTTCCGGTCCATGAGGACGATCTGGAGGGCCGGGTCTGCTATGGCGGGCTTGATCTTTCTTCTACCACAGATATTACAGCATTTGTTCTCGTTTTTCCACCAGAAAATGAGGAAGATAGATTTTATGTACTACCTTTTTTCTGGGTGCCAGAGGAAACTATGGATTTGCGCGTACGGCGCGATCATGTTCCATATGATCTCTGGGAACGTCAGGGTGTTCTATTTACCACGGAAGGAAATGTCATCCATTACGGTTATATCGAGCACTTTATAGAAAAACTTGGTGAGAAGTACAATATCCGGGAGATTGCGTTTGACCGCTGGGGCGCGGTGCAGATGGTGCAGAACCTTGAAGGCATGGGATTCACCGTGGTTCCCTTCGGGCAGGGCTTCAAGGACATGAGCCCTCCCACAAAGGAATTGATGAAACTCGTCCTGGAAAAAAGGATTGCTCACGGCGGGCATCCCGTCCTGTGCTGGATGATGGACAATATTTTTATCCGCACGGATCCGGCAGGCAATATCAAGGCGGACAAGGAAAAGAGTACAGAGAAGATTGACGGTGCTATTGCAATGATCATGGCTCTTGACCGTGCCATCCGCTGCGGCAACGATACCACGGAGAGCGTATACGACAGCCGTGGGCTGCTGATCATATGAAGGGAGAGAGACTATGGGTATTTTGAGTGGACTGTTCCGACCGCGTGACCATCCCAAGGATGCCACCACCGGCAGCGCGTATTCCTTCTTTATGGGAACCAGCACCTCCGGGAAGCAGGTGAATGAGCGGACCGCCATGCAGATGACGGCGGTGTACTCCTGCGTCCGCATCCTGGCGGAGGCTGTTGCTGGCCTGCCGCTTCAGCTTTACCGATACACGGATACCGGTGGCAAGGAGAAGGCGCTGGATCATCCACTGTATTTGCTGCTTCATGACGAGCCAAACCCAGAGATGACCAGTTTCGTTTTCAGAGAGGTGCTGATGTGCCACCTTCTCCTATACGGCAATGCCTATGCGCAGATCATCCGCAACGGGCGCGGCGAGGTTCTGGGGCTGTATCCCCTGATGCCCAATCGCATGGCCGTGGACCGGGACGAGCATGGAAGGCTCTACTACTCCTACCAGATGCAGCAGGACGACGGCGCGGATATGAAACAAGGCACGGTAATCCTCCGTCAGGAGGACGTGCTGCATATCCCCGGTCTGGGCTTTGATGGGCTTGTGGGCTACAGCCCTATCGCGATGGCCAAAAATGCCATCGGGCTTGCCATCGCCACTGAGGAATACGGCAGCAAGTTTTTCGCCAATGGTGCGACGCCCGGCGCTGTGCTGGAGCATCCGGGGCTGATCAAAGACCCGGAGAAGATACGAGAGAGCTGGAACAAAGCCTTCCGCGGCTCCGCCAACGCCAACAAGTTGGTAGTGCTGGAAGAGGGCATGAAGTTCACGCCCATCTCCATCGCGCCGGAACAGGCGCAGTTTCTGGAGACCCGTAAATTCCAGATTGATGAGATCGCGCGCATCTTCCGCGTGCCGCCGCACATGATCGGTGATCTGGAAAAGTCCAGCTTCAACAATATAGAACAGCAATCCCTTGAGTTTGTGAAATACACACTGGACCCCTGGGTATGTCGCTGGGAGCAGGCCATGTGCCGTGCCCTGCTGCGGCCCGAAGAGAAAAGCCATTATTTCATCAAGTTCAATGTGGATGGACTGCTTCGCGGCGACTATAAGAGCCGCATGGACGGCTACGCGGTCGGCCGGCAGAATGGCTGGCTCTCCGCCAATGATATACGTGAACTGGAAAACATGGATCAGATCCCGGATGAAGAGGGCGGCAACCTCTACCTCATCAACGGGAACATGACGAAATTGCAGGATGCCGGCCTGTTTGCCGGCACGGGAGAGGAGGAATCTCATGAAGAAGTTCTGGAAATGGGTGACAAATGAAGCGCCCGATCCGGAAGACACCGGGCAGGAAGCGCCTGCCCGTACCTTGGTTTTGAATGGCACAATTGCCGAGGAGAGCTGGTTTGACGATGACGTCACGCCGGCTCTTTTTGCTGAGGAGCTGAACGCCGGGGCGGGAGATATCACGGTGTATATCAACTCGCCGGGCGGCGACTGCTTCGCCGCGGCCCGCATCTACAACATGCTCCGAGACTACGAGGGCAGGGTGACCGTCCAGGTGGACGCGCTTGCGGCTTCCGCCGCATCTGTCATCGCTATGGCGGGCGATACTGTGCTGGTGTCTCCGGTCTCCATGATCCTGGTGCATAATCCCGCCACCATCGCCATGGGCGACCACACCGAGATGGAAAAAGCCATCGCCATGCTGGACGAGGTGAAAAACTCCATCATCAACGCATACCAGGCGAAGACCGGGCTCTCCCGCCAGAAGCTGTCGCAGCTCATGGAGGATGAGACCTGGATGAACGCGCGCCGCGCCGTGGAGCTTCACTTTGCCGACGCCATTACCGAGCGCAAGGGGCAGCAGGACGAGGACGCGTCAGATTCGTTGCTCTTTGCCAGAAAGCCCTTCGTGCAGCAGGTCACGAACCGGGTCAACGCTCATTTCCGCCGGGAGGAGCCTGCGCCCGCTGTCAACGCGGCCGATCTGTATGACCGGCTGAAAAATATCAAGGATAATTTTTGAGGAGGTACTGTATGACTGTTCAGGAACTATACGCAAAGCGCGCTACCGCATGGGAAGCTGCCAAGCAGTTTCTTGACACCCACCGCATGGAAAACGGCACCCTGTCCGCCGAGGACGGTGCCGCCTATGATCGCATGGAGGCTGAGATCAACGATCTCACCAATGAGATCAACCGCATGAACCGGCTGAAGGAGATGGAAGCGACCATGAATCAGCCCGTCAACCAGCCCCTGACCGGCAAGCCCATGAACCCCCGCACCGAGGACGGTCAGGCCACCGGCCGCGCGTCCCGTCAGTATGCCAGGGATATGCTGACTGCTATGCGCACCAACTTCCGCCAGATCAGTAATGTTCTGGAGGAGGGGAACGACGCCAACGGCGGCTATCTCGTGCCGGATGAATGGGACCGCCGTCTGATCGACGTGCTGGAGGAAGAGAACATCTTCCGCCCGTTGGCGACGAAGATCACTACCTCCGGCGAGCACAAGATCAATATTGCCGGCACCAAGCCCGCCGCGTCCTGGATCGAGGAGGGCGGCGCGCTGGTCTTCTCTGATGCTACCTTCGCCCAGAAGACGCTGGACGCCCACAAGCTC